ATACCTGCCTATGTTGTTCTTTATTTTCATCTTTCATCTCATGAATCATATTTGAAATCATCTCATCCGTCTTACCACAATTCTCTATCTTCTCTTCGTGGACTGCCAACATCTTACTGATGTTTTGACTAGTCTTACCCATTATTTGTATTGCTTCGTCTATTTTTCTCATCATAATCTCATATGACGATAGACGCTCCTCTAGTACGGCAATTTTCGTGTCGGATGAAGTGTTTTGGTTAAACATGATTGGAAGATATGAGATTTGCTACATGAATAACATAACAAATCTACTAATATTTATTTTTATTATTTTTGCTTAAGATATTGTAACCACCATTTACGAGAACCTTTTCCACCTTTGGAATAGGTTTTTTTCTTCCCAGTTTTCCATACTGGAGGAGTACCAGTTTGAATATTATATCCCAGTGACTTTTCACCATCACCAACTACGTTAGCGATTGCTCCTTCACCTTCTTCCTTAAGATTATGAATAATTTGAATTAACTTATCTAACTTGTCCATTAAATTGCTTGTAGTTGTTTTAGACACTCTTCATCTTCAGGGATATTATTTACAGAAGTTTTTGGATACTCTGGTAGTCTATTTAAAAATATTAAAAAACTTTTTATATAAGACCAAAGTTCTTCATCCAAATTATAAAATAATAAAGGAATAGTAGCATCATTAAAAACATTGAATAAGACTATTAAATGATTTAGTATTAAATGAATTTTTAATTCACCTGTGTTTTTATATCTTTTTAATAATCTTTTTATATACTTAATTCTTTTTAAATCAGATTCAAAATCCTCAAACGTCACCGATTGAGGATTATCGTAAAACTTTACTGCGAATAACAAATAATTATCTTCATTCAACTCATCAAATCTCATATCTTATTATCAGCTATCTGGATATCTTGAATCATCGTCAGCATCGCCAGTGATGCTGCTTCCAGCAACTAAGGTTTCTGACTTAACTCTGAAGTTTCCGTGATTATCAACATATGTTGTAACACCTACCCAACCAGCGTGAGCAACTGCATAAGCAGCATTCTTACCACCAACAGTAGTTCCAGCGGCAACTGTAGCTTCGGTTGTTCCTACACCAAATACTGCAGAGAATCTATTTGCCTTTACATCTGGTGCAAAGTATTGACCATCTTGAAGGGTATACTTTGGTTTTTGAGTTACTGTGTAAGCAACACCAACAGTTGCACCAAAACCAACCGTTCCAATTCCGGTGATAAACTGAGTTGATCCAATTGAAAGTTGAGTAGCAGAAGTTACTCCAGCAATAACTGCTTGACCATATGTTGCTCCGACACCAATGACTAAAATATCACCAGCAGAAATTCCAGCAGTTACAAAAGTTGTACCGCTTCCAGTTACAACTTCAGTACTTAGATCAATTGTAATAGTTCCTGTAAGACCAGAACTGAATGAATCTTTATTGCCCCAAAGAGACATGTTTCCTTACCTATGAATTCTTTTCTAGAGATATTTATAAAAAAAGGAGACCTCATAAAAAGATCTCCTACTTATATTAATGATTTAACTCTCAGGGAGTTAAATCCTTAGCACCTCTTTTCTTTAGATGTTGTTGTGCTTGAATGAGAAGGAATGAAACAATTCCATTTGCTTTAATTTTTGGATTAGCACCTACCGCTTCTGAAATAAGAAGCAAAATAGTTGCAATTAATCCTTCATTTGCTGCAAGCCAAGCACCAATAGCTGCTAGTGTCATGATGTCCTCCGTGTGAAGAGTATCCTGTCCTATTTAGAATTTTTTATTTTAAATTTGGATTTCTTTCACGAGCAGACAATGAAGGATGTTCTTCATCTTCTCTAGATTCCTTTTCCTGTCTTTGTCTTGCTTTTTGTCTTTCCATTTTTGCACTCTTTTGTGCTCTCAAATCAGCATCAGTTCTCAGTTGTGCTTGTGCTGTTTTAGAACCTCCCTTTCCTGCTTTTTGCAATTTGTAAAACAATTTTGTTGTTTCATCAACAACTTCAACATTTTCAGAAGCAACCATCACAATAGGGTTTTTAATACCCATTGCCCTTACTTTATTTTTTGCAAGATTAATTGCAGTTTCAAGAGGACGACGATCTACTTTATTTTCCTTTTCAGAACCACATTCAGTTTCTTCTTTCTGAACTTTTTGTTTTGGAATTCCTTTATGTTTTGTTTTAGCAAATTTACGAATTTCCTTTTCACTCATCGAATCGACGATTTTAAGAACTTCAGCACTCACTTCTGATCTTGAAGTTTGCCCTCTTTTAACTGAAAGAGCAAGTCCAAATAGTTTTTGTTGTTGTTCACTCTCTGCCTTTTCTTGAAGAGAATGAACTTTTTTTAAAAACTTTGAGTATCCGTTTTCAACAATCATATCGCCTTCCATTTCATGATGCGACATTAATTTAGACTGTGAATTATCAGTTGGATTTACAACTATTTTATTTTTTTTAGTAGTAAAATCAATCTGAGTTGGATTAGCATCAGGATTTACTTGCTGAGGAGAGTCAGTTTGTGGCAGATTTGCTGTTGCTGCCACTTCACCCAAAAAATCTTCCCTCACATTTGAAGTATCTTTTCCATCAGGTACTCCACCTTTTTTGCGTTGAATTGCATTATGAACGGCACCACGATATTCTTTAGCGCCACTTTCTACTTTGCCATCACCATCATAATCTTTCTTTGCCTTTCCGCCACCCAATGCTGCAGCAGTTTGCTCTCCTTTTTTCTTTTCACCTTCATATGGTGTTCCGTATTCGGACATTTCAACTTCAAGACCTTTTGCTCTAAGTTGACTAATTTTTTCACGAGTAGCATATCTTACATAAGATACTCCACTCTCTCTATCAGTAACTCTAACTTTATATTTTTTCCCTTCAGAGGTATTATATTTGTTAAAATGTGCCTTTTCTTCTAAATCCATTTTAAGTTGATTTAGATCAATATCTTCATTTTTCTTTTCTACAAATACTTTATAAAGTGCCTTTGAAACTGCATTTGAAGCAGATTCTTTCATATAAGTGTTAAAATTTTCTGATTGAGTTGTAGCACCCTCTTTACCAAAAAGTTTTTGTCTCACTGCTGTTTTTTCTTGTTCTCCCATAGAACTATTTTGCATATATTGAGAATATGCTGAGCGAAGAGGTAAATTCTCTCTTCTTGCACGATATCTAATATCATAGACAGCTTGTTTAATTTTTTGCTCCGGAGTCTTCTCTCCCCCTTCAGAATCTTTTCCATCACCCGAATCTTTTCTTTCAGGTTTATTGGATTGAGATAATTGTGCTTGTGGATGCTTTCTTGCAGGAAGATCTTCAGCAATATGCTTTTTCATGAGAACAATTTAACGTTTTACTTTTTTCCTATTTTTATTTATCAAATTAATACCATATGCCTTTCCACCAACTTGAAGATTTTCTGCACCAACTCCAATAGCACCTGGCGTCATTTTTGATGCATACATGAAAGCACCTAAAGTTCCTACCAAAGTATTTGGTTTTCCTGGAAGTCTCATCACCCTGTCCATTTGTTTTTCTGAATAAGATTCTTTCACATCTTTAATCCATGACTTAAACATCATCCCATTTTCAGTTACACAAATAAGATAATTTGTTCCTCTACGAATAATTTTACCATTCAATCCAGTATTTAAATTTTCAACAAAAGTTCCGACTTTGAAAATATTTTTATCAATATAATTTTCACGTAGAGATTGTGGATCAAATTTTGGAGCAATTTCCCAAGTATTATATCCCTCTTGTTGAATCTCTTGAATTCCCATTCCTTGACGAACAAGATCAAAGAGTTGAAGTGCTTCTTTATTTTTAATTTCTGCAGGAAGACCAGATCTAAATGTTATAAAATCTCCTTCTGCCGCAGCAAGTCTAAGTCTTGATGCGGATACTCCTTCTACACCTTTATTACTATCAGGATCTCTATCTCCAGAAGACAATACATCAATTACATCAAATTGGTAAAGTTGTCCATTGTAATCATTCGACAATCTCTCAAATTCTTTGACACGATCGGCACCACCAACAATTCTTACATTAGTATATCCATCATTATGTGCTTTTTTTAGAACATCAAAAATAGTTTTGTAATTAACATCGTTGATAATTCTTTCACTATGATCGGGAAACATCCGTCTCATATAAGAAATTTTAGTATCAGGATCCAAAGGATTTTTCTTTTTATCCTGACTACGAGAAGGAACAATAATATAATCTCCACCATCTTCCATTGCTGCCATTGCTGCAGTGTCCATCAACTGTTGATGACCAATTGTTGGTGGATTAAAACGTCCAAAAGCAATGGTTAATGTTCCTTTAGTTTTTGGAACAGGTGGTGGTGTTACTACTGGTTCTTCTTGAGGAATTTGTTCCTGTGGAATATCTTGGATTTGCTGATCTACAGGTGCTTGTTGAGGAGCAGGTTGTTCTGGATATGAAGATCCAAGAGGAATATTTTTTTCAAATTCATTTTGCTTTGGATCTTTACCACCAATAACTTGGCGTTTGTTAAAATACTTCAACTGACCACCCACGGTCTTTGCCTCAAATTCACCAGTAGCCCTATTATACCATCCCCCATGCCCATCGCCAACAAGTCCAAGGCGTTTTGCCTGAACTGATGCAGAGGTTGCTTCCGTTATAAACTGATTAAATTCTTTCATTATTTACTTACTACTTTTGTAAAAAAGTATCTGTGGCAACGATATTATAATTATTTATTTATTTAAATGCCCAAGAGAGGACTCGAACCTCCACGCCGAAGCACATGATCCTAAGTCATGCGTGTATACCAATTTCACCACTTGGGCATAAGACCACTATATCACCGAAGTGGCATAAGGTCAAATAGTTCGGGATGAAGAGTACCATATTTTCTCATAATTTCACCCGCTTTTGCATTTGCTTGATTTTCAGTTGGACTACCTGCATGAGAACTCTTACGGTCAAGACCTTTCTTAATATTTTGATTATAGTGAACATATTCATGAGCAAGAGTTCTCAATATATCCATGGGATGACGATTAATGATGCTCAAATGAATTATATTTTCTTTTGAAATTTCACCGAACGCAGAAATTCTTTTAGCAAAATCTGCGTCATCCACAAGAATGACTGGAATATCATAAGTAAGACGAAGTTCTCTTTTTAAAAAAATCTGAAACCTTCTAAGAATCAAATCAAATTGAACTTTTGTAGTTGGTCTTCCTTTTCTCTTACCAATCAAAGACATTTTTTGAAATATTTATGAAACACCAAGAACTGCACCAATACTATTATCAAGGTCTCGGATAACTGCACGAATATCAGTAATACGAGGAGGAACACTTACTTCATCATAAGTGTATCCTTTTTGTGCGTCAAATAAAATTTGACGCACTGCGGCGGCGCATCGAGCATCCATTTTTAATGTTACTTGTTTTTCTTTAGTCATCGGTCATCAGCAGCACGGTTTTCAGAGAAGTAAACATCAAAAGCACCTTCAGGATAACGCTTGAGAAGTTTCTGTACATTACGAGCAACCACATCATCAAGAGTAACATCAAGTGCAATACATGCCTGAGCAACATACCACATAATATCACCAAGTTCAATGATAAGGTGCTCACGATTGTCTTCATTATAAGGTTTTCCTTGGAAGACCATCTTCTTAACGATCTCCATAAACTCACCACCTTCGGCGTTGATACCAACAGCGGCAGTCAGAAGACGTTCAATATTAGCACCCTTTTCATCCAGTTGAACCAGGCGATCAGAGAGAGCAAGAAAGTCTTTGGATGCATCAGAAGTTACGGCATCCACAAACTCAGCATACTTATCAAAATTAACGTGTTTTTGTTCCATTAAAATTTAAATCCTTCGAATGACTTTTTGGGTTTTTTGTCTTCATTATCATTATACTCGTCTTCCTGTCCAGAGTCAAGTATGTCCTTCTGAGCAGTCTGCTCACAATCATAAAGACGCATTTTTGCACGATCAATTCCAACAATAAATCTCTTGTAGATTGTTGGATCATTATAACGATTCTTAAGTTGTTTCACCATAATTTGCCCAAGTTGCTCTAATTCTTCAGTACTAATCAGAGCAAACATCAGGTCAGCAGTAGCAGGCAAACCAAATGATTCCGAAGTATCAGTCAATTCCACATCAGAAGATCCAAAACCACTACGGGTAGTCTGAGTTGCACTTACAATCGGAACATTGAATTCTACAGCAAGACCACGAAGTTCTTCCGCAATTGCCTTAATATAAGAATAAGAATTTACAGAAAGGTTTGATTTATATCGACTTGAAGCACAGATGTTCAGATAGTCAATAAAAATAATATCAGGTTTAAATGATTTCTTCAGAGACAATTCATTCAAAAGTGCCTTGAAGTGACCAGCGTGAGCAGAAGCAGTTGGATACTCTTTGATTATGAGAGTTCCTTGTGTTTTTTTGGATAGATTTGTTACCTTATTCTCAAACATTTGTTTGGGTAAATCTGTAATATTCTGAATTGGTACATTTAAAAGGTTTGCATCAATTCTTTCAGCAATGCGTTCTTCTGCCATTTCCAACGTAATGTACAAAACGTTCCGTCCTTGGAGCAAGACGGAGCTAGCCACATGGCACATGAATAAAGATTTCCCGACACCCGTACCAGCAAGAGCGATGTTAAGAGTTTTGTTAGGGAGACCACCTTTCGTGATTTTATTAAAGTATTCGAGATCAAATTCAATTTTGTCTTCTTGTCTATGGTAAAACTCATATCGTTCTTCATAATTTTGTAAATAGTCATGTCCAATATTATTATCAAAAGATACCGCTAAGGCATCAGAAAGAATGCTAGGAATTGCATCACGATTTTTCTTTTCATTATTGCCATCTGCAATATGGATTGATTCCATGAGTGCCAAATAGATAGCACGATCTCTACACCACTTTTCAGTTGTGTCTAGTAACCATTGATTTTCTACTGGAGAATCATCTAGAGATTTATTAATTTCTCTGATTTCTTTTACTTGTTCCTCAGTTAAATCTGTACGATTTTCTATCTCAATACCGAGTGCTTCGATTGTGATTGCCGAACCATACTTGACAATGAATTGAACAATCTCCTCAAAAATGACCTTTTCGGATTTGCTCTCAAAATAATCTGGTTGTATGAAAGGAATGACTTTGCGAGAATAATCTTCATTGTATATTAAGTTTCTAAGAATTGTAGTTTCAATTTTTTCCATTACTTATAATGTAGGTAAGCACTCATAATATATTTTGAATTACTTATTGGAGAATTTCCTTTGTGAGGAAACATCCAAAGTGGTGGAAATATTAGTAATGTACCTTTTTTAGGTTTGATAATCATGTCTTCAAACATAGTTTCTCCACCTGTTTCAACATCGTTTAGATACCACATAAAAGATAAAAATCTCCTTGCAGAATCATAGTCTAACACATCAACATGAGTATCAAACCGATCTTCGCCACCAATATTATATTTTTTTATGCGAAATTGTTCAAATGCATGATCTTTAGGAAATACCCGAGCATCTACGAATTCATAATACTTATCACGATAAGTAAAAATATTTTTGATGATATGATTGTGAACTTGATTGACTTCTTCAGTTAATTCTCTATGTTCTGTAAAATTAAATTGAGTAAAATTTGGTTTTCCTTCATTTTCACATCTTTCATGTTTATCTGAAGTCTGATCAAATAATGAGATCAAAAAATCACAAATATTGGAATCTAAAGCATTTTCATAGATATGAATAAAATCATTTAATTCAACCATAACTAAACTCTTTCTTTGCAATTTCATCCAGTTGTTGCATTACATCTTCAGTAAAATATTGCTCTGGATTTTTGAGGATTTCTTTTGCATATATCTTCTTACCATTCATCTCATAACGCCCAGCAACATTTTTCCAGAGTCCACCAAGTTCTCCAAGTTCAAGTAGACCATAATATCGATCAAGACCACGTTCATCGTAGAAAAGACGAACTTCAACATCTTGATTTTCTTTACTCAAACGCGATTTAGCAGTCTTTGCCTTGATAATATTTCCAACGATTTCTGTTCCATCCTTTTCTTTCTTTTTGCTAAGATAAATGATAGTAGAAGCGGCGTACTTAAGACCACTACCACCTCCCATCTCCTTAGTAGGAACATAAGCACCGATAACGTCATATGTGTGATTGGTTACAATCATTGGAATATTTGCTTGCCCCAACTTCAAAGTAAGCATACGGAAGGCACCTTTCACAAGTTGTGATTTAGTCATATCACGAACTTGCTTATCATTAAGAGCATCCGTAATCTCCTTTTCAGTCGAAAGCATACCTAAAGAGTCTAGTACAAACATACAAGGTTTGCGTTCTTCTACAGGTTTTTTCATATAAAGGTCTACCGCCTTGAGTGCCTTTCCACGAAACTCTTCTACCGTAACAACATTAACAACTACAAGACGAGAAGTATCAATTCCACGGGACTCTACAAGAGATTTAGTGATAGCAGCCTCAGTGTCAAAGTAGAGACAGTAACCATCGGGATTATTATCAAGAAAGTTCTTAACCACGGCGAGAGAGAAAAAAGTCTTTCCAGTAGAAGACTCTCCAGCAATAGCAGTAATCTTATTCCCAGATACACCGCCAAATATGCTACCTGAAACCAGTGCATTAAAAATATATGAACCCGTATCAACATAAGTTTCCGTCTCGTCAATATCTGATGCTAGTTTTGTATACTCCCCACCTACTTCTTTTACGATTTCTTTAAGAAAGTCCATTGTTCTTCTCCTTGTTCCTAATAATGTAATTCATTTTGTATGACCATAGTTTGTTGTAAAGTGAAGGATTATTTCTTTTCACTACACTTATGATATATTCAAATTCTTTTTCGTTTATTGGTAATTTTATCATAGAAAAAAATTTTCCAAACTATTTGTTTTTTCCACTGACCACCCTATTGAATCAAGTATGGATTTAAGTGGATCAATAAAACTCTTTTCAAATTGTAGTTCATAATCAATATATTTGTCAAGACCAAGTTCTTTTGGAAAATCTTGAATGAACGAAATAATATTTTCTCGAATAATGTTTGGTTTTTTCAAATAAACAAATTTTATTTTTTCGCCATTACTAATTAATGAATACTTGTTGGTAAGTTTTTTATCCTTTATATAATGATTAAAAAGAAGTGCTCCGCGAATATGAATAGGAGTTTTGTGGGCATAAATTGTAGATGATGATTGATACTTACGAACATCAGAAGCAGTTCTTGGAAATGCAATTTGCTCTGGGGGGAGTTTTTTAAACTCTTTTCGACATTTTTCAATAAACTCAATCACATCTTCTTCAGTGCCGCTCATCATTAGTTTCAGTCCATCCTTAATCATTTTACGACAAGGTGCTGGTGTAGAAGACTTGACTGCCTCAATTCCCATCATTTTGAGTTTAGGTTCTTCATATCGAACACCCTCACTATCCCAAACGTTAAGAATGTAACGCTTTTTAGCAGTCCAGATTCCACGCTCGGCAATGTTCTCACGCTTCATCTGCATCTTCTGGTCATAAGCATTCACGTACTCAGCCAGTTCTTGGTAGCAACCTTCAATATACTTTTCAAGTTCCACCTTACAGACCTTATCAAGGAACGAAACAACGCCTTCAGTAGTTTTCTCTCTTCCTTTGTATATAGTTTCAACCAAAGGACCCATATTAAGATACACAGAATCAGTATCTGAAGCAATAACATAATCAACCTCTTGTGTTTTTAATAGTTTATTAAGATACTGATTGAGTTTGTTTTCAATCCAGCGGATTGCAACCTGACCAGATAAGGTGATTGCCTCAGCATTTGCTAGTTTGTAATAACGGAAATACTGATTGCCGATAGCACCATAAGCAGAGTTAAGTTGAATCTTCCTTGCCATTTGGATGTTATTACACCGAGCAATCTCCTTTTCTAATTCTTTAGTTTTTTTCTTTTCATACTCTTGCTTAGCAGCAAGCATCTTCTTTTTGTAAATGGTACGATCTTGATAAATCTTTTCCATCAATTCTGGAAGAAATCCACGAACATCCTTACGGTACATAGCACCGTTTGCACAAACTGCATAATCTTTATAAAGTTCAAATGTCAATTCTTTATTAAGAATTTTATCCACAGTTACAGTCGGATGTTTTTCTTCGGAAAGAGTTTCTGGACTCACATTAAACTGCATAATCAAATGAGGATACAGAGAATTTAAGTCAAAGTTCACAACCCAATCATACATTCCAGGAATTGGTTCTTTTACATAGGCACCAGCATACTTTGAATCCTTTTCAGTTTTTTCTTTGGGAGGAATTACAATATTTCTTTTTTTCAAGTAATTGTAAATAATAGTGTCCCACATTCTTACCTGAGAAAATACATCGGCATAATTTGCTTTCGCATCATACGCCATCGTAATTGCAAGTTCAATCAGTTTCATCTTGTCTTCCATACGGTCAACAAGTTCTACGTCAATGATGTTATACTCTACAAACTTCTGCCAACCTTTGGTATAGAAATCTTTGAAAGTATCAAACTCGGAGTGGTCTAGTTTTTTCTGACCAAGTTCCACTTCAGCAATGTAATCAAGTCGATAAGATTCCTGTGCTTTATAAGTAAATTTCTTATAAAGATTTAAATAATCAAGTTGAGTAATTCCACCAACATCATAAGAGATGTGTTTACGACCTGCAATATAAGTTTCCCTTTCAGTGACAAGACCCCAAGGAGACAATCTCTTCATTAATTTTTCACCAAGAATTCTATCAATTCTTCGGACAAGATATGGAATATCATAAAGCTCACTATTCCATCCAGTTACAACTTCTGGAGTATTTTCTTCAATCATCCACCAATTAATAAAGTCATCAAGCAATTCTCTTTCTGTTTCAAATCCCCTATAAATGACATTATTTTGTTTGTTAATAAACTGCCCCTTACCCCATGTTCTAATTTGCTTGGTTGAATAATCTTGAATTGTAATTAGAAGAACTTCTTCTGAAGCAGATTCTACATCAGGGAATCCATTTTCAGAAGCAACCTCAATGTCCAAAGTGGTAATTTTAATTTTATTGGTATCAAACCTAATTTCATCCTCGGGATATAATTCAGAAATATACTGATAAATGTAATGAGTGTTTCCGTAGATCTTAAAATTTTCTACTCCCTCATATTTTTTAATAAACTCTCGACAATCACGAACACATCCAGGTTGAATAGATTCAACATAGTCTCCATCAAGAGTTTGATGTTTAGTTTTTTTATTTGAAGGAATAAAAAGGGTCGGGTTAAACTTCTCCCGAGTCATAAAGTGTTTACCATCTTCATAACCTCGGACAAGGAAGTGATCCCCGACCATTTGCACGTTTGTGTAGAATCTCATTAGGCAGTCAATTCAAGATACTTTTTGACAATTTCTTCTTTAGGATCAACGATAGTCAAAATACTATCTGAATGGATCATCATCTCTCTTTGATCAGTAACATTAGGCCATGGGGTTAAGTTTCCTTCAGAGTCTATTTCACAAGGATTAATTAACTTACAATCAGGTTCTCCTAACTCAGACCCAATTTCAATAATTTCAGTCACAATAACATTATCAACTTTCAGTAAAAGACACTTGATTGTTTTCTCCATTTACTTTCTCCTCATACATTTGTTTAAGTGATTTAATTGGTTCCACTAAAGTTATAACCCAATCTGTTGTTACTAACATTTGAGTATCTTCAGTTAAGATAATCCAAGGAGTTAGAGATACTTGTATCTTAGCATCATACTCAATTTCTTCCGAAAGTACTATACTTCTTTCAGTAATTACTTTATATGGATTTTCAAAAACATATCCACATATCTTCTCTTCAGAAACCAATTCCTTTACATCAGAAATCACAGTTTCCCCAGATTTTAGTAGTACTAGTTTAATTGACATTTTTCAGATCATCCTCAACTCATTATAGCAATAAAAAGGGGAGGTGTCAACTGGATTTTGCCAGTTGCCTCCCACGCCGACGATATTCAATTATATTTATTCTTCTTCGTGCCCACATCCACCACCACCAGGGTTGAATGGAACTGCTTTACCAACAGGAACATTCTGAACTTTTCCCTTCATATAAACCTTATGTGCTTTTGCCATAGGATACTTAATGGTTTTTATCTCATTAAGAAAGTGGGCGAAGGTTTTCATAAGTTTTTATTTTATTTAGAGATAGTCCTTTCTAGTGTGATGTTCTGGAACTACTTTCCCAAGTACGATCCGTAGAAGTCCGTCTTCAAATGTGACTTCGCGGACTTCTGTGTCGTCGGATAAAGTCCACGCTCGTTTAAAACTTCTGCTAGCCACTCCCTTGTGGATAAACGTCCTATCCGATTCGGTATCTGCTTTTTGTCCCTCGACAAAAAGTTTT